GGAGATGGTGCTATATCTAAAATACTACTTGATAAAGGTTATGATGTTTATAGTTCAGATTTAATTGACAGAAATTATGGAGATGTAGGAATAGATTTTTTAGAAAGTAATAAAAAATATGACAACATAATCACAAATCCACCTTTTAAATTATCTTTGCCATTTGTTTATAAAGCATTGGAGTCTGTAAATTATAAAGTTGCTTTTTTATGTAGAATTACTTTTTTAGAAGGTGTGGCTAGGCAAAAAATGTTTGAAGAAACACCTATTAAAAATATATATATTTTTTCAAGAAGAATAACCTTTACTAATCCTAATAATGGCAACAAGACTCATGGAGGTGGAATGTTGGCTTTTGGTTGGTATGTTTGGGAAAAAGGTTACAAAGGTAAACCTACAATTGATTGGATATGAGAAATTTATTTGAAACTATAATTGATGTAGGTAGTGGATTAATCTTATCTACATTAATTCAATTATTTATATTTCCATTTTTTGACCTACACCCAACAGTTCTTGAGAGCTTCCATATAGCAGTTATCTTTACAGTTATATCTATGATGCGTTCATGGTTTTGGAGAACTATATTTACAAGGAGAAGACATGAAAAAAGTTAAATTAGAATCTAATGAAATAGAACTTGCTTTAAATGTAGCTGCTAAAAGATTTATTGGTAATGTTAAAATGGGTAAGGGTTTTTCTTATGGCTATCAAGGAGATTATAAAAAACAACTTGGCGACTCTTTCTTAGGTGCTTTAGGTGAGGTGGCTTATGCTAAATCATCTAATTCATTTTATAATGGTTCTTATACTGACAACTTAGAAAGATATAACGACTCAGACTTTCAAAATAATATTGAAATTAGATGCCAAGAAAAGAAAGATTATAATTTTCTACTGATTAGACCAGGAGAGAAAAAAGGAAAATATATTTTAGTTATCCATGAAGGTGATTATGAATTTTCAATATTAGGTTGGTTTCCTTTTATAAATGATATGCCAGAACGATTAACTAACTTTGGTTACAACAATAGACCTGCGGTTTACAAAGTAGATATTAAAGAACTTTATAATATAAATGACCTCTAAAGTTGTAATTAATTATGTATAGTTTATTGACTATTTTTGTATTATGAGTATTAAAAGCACTATGAAAACAATTGGGAAAGAGTGGACAAAAAAAGAAGAAGGTGGAATGTTTACAGCTGACCACTTATCACCATCACAACTAAATAAAAATATAGATCAATGGTTTAACGATTACTGCGTTTTAACTGCTGCTCAAAGAAAAGCATTAATGAGCAATCTTAAAATGGATTTTGGCGGTTATGTTGGTCAAGCATTACAAGACATAATAGTTTACGATTTAACCATAGACGAAGTTATGAAAGGAAAAAAATGACCGATAAAATAATGCAAGAACTTGCAAAGCTACAAACAGAGAACAGAAAAAATAGAGAACAAATTAAAGGTTATGTTCAAAAGTTGTTAAGCAGAGATGAGGAGATTGTTAAACTAAAAAAACAAATTAGCGACAATGAACTTAAAGAAAAAATGGTTGCTAAAAATAAAAGCTATTTAGAATTAAAAGCTATTAAGGATGTAGAACAAATAAAGGAAAATCGTAAATTACAGGAAGGAAAACATGAAACTAAGACCACAAACAGAAGAAAAAAGTAAAGGCGGAATGAAAGAAAGAAGACAGATTTGTCTTAAAAATGTTGGCAATATTCCAACAGTAAATATTAAAGGAAAGAAATATTCTACAGTAAACGAAAGACATAAACATTTATTAGAGTATTTTCCAGAAGCTAGATTTAATGAGGAAGTTTTATTCCATGATGCAGATAGAGTTATAATGAAGACTGAACTTTATATCTCTGATACTATTTATGCAGTAGGTCATGCAGAGGAGTTTAGGAATAGTTCATTTATAAATAAAACAAGTGCATTAGAAAATTGCTCCAGTTCGGCATTGGGAAGATGTTTAGCTGCCTTTGGTCTGTCAGGATCTGAGTATGCTAGTGCAGAAGAATTAGTAAACGCTTTGAATAACCAAAGTACAAATAGTCAAAGCACAACTAAAAAAGTTTCAATTGAGGATGAAATTAAAAAGCAAACAACCGAAACCAAGTTGACAGCTTTATATTCTAATTGGAAAAAGAATAACAATTCAGACGATAAAATTGAAAAGTTATTTGAACAACAACAACAAAGCATTAAAACCAATGGAGGACAAAATGCAAAACAATGGTAGTGGTAAGCAGAAGGATTTCGTTTTATTTCCTTATGATGCCAACAATGAAAAAGCCATCAAAATTGATTTCTCAGGAAATGTAACTTTGGATAATGGTAATAAAGGAACGATACTTGGAGCTAAAGCAGCATCTAAGGATGGTAAAACTAAATTTGTTAGAGTCTTTGCTCAAATAGGAGTTCTATTTAAAGGTGATGACAAGTTTACTGGTGAAATGAATTATCCAGATGCCGGTGGTCAAAAAGGTTTAATTGGTTGGTTAAACGATGAAGGTACTATCTTGTCAGGCTACAAGAATGAGTACAAACCAAAACAAGCTAAAACACAAAATAAAGAAATACCCTTTTAATTAGTGAAGGTTATTTATTTAGTTTTAGTCATCTTTACAAGTAATGGGAATTTAAAGTATGAAAACATACCTTATCTTAGCTCCCAAAATCCTGTTACTTGTGAGGAGATTTTTAACAAAACTATTAAATATGTTAATAATCCTAATTACAAAGAAGGTAATGGTAAGGTTTGGGTGTTAGTAAAATACAAAGATCAAAATGTAATTGCACATTGGTGCAAAGATACTGAAGGAAACTATGTCAGATAATGTTAAGTTTATAAGTGAGATAGAAAGATTATTAAAAGAAAAACAAGATGATTATGGAGAGTTTGACCATACATCTTATATTATGTCAGGTATTTTAGAAAAATATTTATCAGTACATAACAATTGTGAGGTCAAAGTACCTTTAAAATTGTTTGGTATTTTTATGATTTTTTTAAAACTTTGGAGAGTTATGCAATCAGAAAACTATAAAAAAGATAGCTTTGACGACATAAATGGCTATGCAGAACTGTTAAGGAGGTTAGTTTTAAATGAACAAGATAGAAAGAGGTAAAAGACCGATGACTCCTAAAATGATGAAGCTATTGCAATTCATTAAAAATTATAATAAAAAATACAAATATAGTCCAACTTTTTCAGAAATGGCGAAAGAGATGGGTTATAAAAGTAAAAACTCAGTTAGTGCTTTGGTGTTAAAACTAGAGCAAAGAGATGAATTAAAAAGAGATTACGCAGGATATAGCAGAAACATAATATTAAATGGTTAAAGTAATCAAAAAATCAAACTTAGAACTAACTGTAGATTTTGAAGAAATTTTTGATGGTGCTACTGTGGAAGAAGCTACAGAGAAAGCACATAATCAAAAAATGCCTAGTGAGTTTGCCAAAGCAAATATCACCGATAACAAACTTATTAGTGCAAATATTAAAATTATTGGTGAGGAGAATAATGAGCTTAAGAAATAGCAACATTAGATTGTACACTAAGCTAGATAATGCACACAAAAAGATTATGGGTGCAAAAGATAAAGGAAGACAATGTGTACACACTCTGCAAGACTTTAAGGAATATAATCAATTGTTCCGAAGAATCGTTGAAGCAGAGAATAAAGATGCTAGATTTTTATATACTTAATTGAGTATATAGGAAAAGTTGCATAAATACTTAGGGGATTCTATACTCTAAATTAAAGGAAGGAAACAAAATGAAACTATCAAATAAAGCTAAAAAAAACTTTGAGGAAGATAATCAATTCTATATTGATTTAGGTAAAAGATTAAGACAAGCAAGAAGAACTAAAGTTAATGAGTTTACTGGTAAAGAAACTATTGTTCCATTAACTAAAGTTGCTAAAGCACTTAAAAATACATATCAACAAATAGGAAAATATGAAAAAGGAGAGAACAGAATTCCTTTGGTCAACCTTGTAAAGATAAGTAAATTTTTAAAAAAACCATTAAGTTATTTCTTAGACGACTATAAAGAATTAGATGTAGTGTCAGAAGAATTTAATATTGCTTTTGAAAATGAAAAAAACAAAATCTTTGAGGCTAAGCAAAAAGAGGAAAGTCAATAATGTTTGTTCCGGTAGAGGAGAAACTTAAAAAATTTGTTCCAGAATTAAAAGACGAAGATGAGTTTAATCATTACAAAAGTATCATAAGAGATATGATTGCTAATGGTC